GGATCACGCACACTTAAGCTGTCGATACTTGCTGATGTCGATGATCTACGCAAGAAGCTGTCGGCTGGATCAAATGAGGTTGAAGGATTCGGCAGTAAGGTCGCAGACTTTGGCAAGAAAGCGGGATTAGCATTCGCGGCGGCAGGTGCGGCGGCGGCGGCATACGCTGGCAAGCTTTTGGTTGATGGTGTTAAGGCGGCAATTGAGGACGAGAAGGCACAGACCGCTTTAGCGACTAGCCTTCGCAATGTTGCAGGCGCAAGCGATCAAGTTGTCGCCAATGTCGAGAAATACATATCAAAGACGGCTGTGGCAGTCGGTGTCACTGATGATCAATTGCGTCCAAGCTTTGATCGCCTGGTACGGAGTACCAAAGATGTTGAAGCGGCTCAAAGACTTCAGGCGCTCGCCTTAGATGTCGCGGCGGGAAGCGGCAAATCTTTGGAATCGGTCAGCGCGGCTTTGGCTCGCGGCTTTGATGGTAATACTGCGGCGCTCGGTCGCTTGGGCATAGGACTTTCAGCCGCCGAATTGAAATCAATGACTTTCGATGAAGTCACAAAACAACTTGCAACAACTTTTGGCGGTCAAGCCACAGAGCAAGCTGAGACATTCTCAGGCAAGATGGAACGATTAGGCATTGCATTCGATGAAGCCAAAGAGACTGTCGGATCATTCGTACTTGATGCCATCACGCCATTAATTACCAATTTCGTTGATAAAGGCATACCCGCGATCCAGGATTTTGCAGACAAAATTGGCAATCAATTATCGCCTGTCTTTACAGACTTATTTATTTTTATTCGCGAGGAAGCATTGCCAGCATTGCAGAGATGGTATCAATTCCTGGTCAATGTAGTGATACCCGCGATCATCAAGACCGTCACACCGGTCATTCAAGGCATATTCTCAGCATTCAACAAAGTCAAAACTGCGATTGATCAGAATTATGAATCATTAAAGCCATTGATCGATGGCTTCAAAGCTTTTGTGAAATTTATTGCCTCAGATGTCCTGCCCATTATTGGTAAAGGCTTAGGCACGGCATTCTCAGCTCTCGGATCGATTATTGCAGGTCTTGTCAAAGGCTTTGCCGCAGTAGCTAATGCAATCGATAATGTGGTCGATGGTGTTAAAGCTTTGATCAATTTAGTAACAAGTAACCCTGTCGTGAAAGGGATCAGCAATCTGATTTCATCAGCTTTTGGCGGCGGTCGAGCTGAAGGCGGACCCGTTAAAGCTGGTACTTCGTATGTTGTAGGTGAGCGCGGCGCTGAGATGTTCGTGCCGAAGACTGACGGTGTTATCGTGCCGAATAACAAGCTTGGCGGCGGTGGGGTAGTCAATAATTTCAACATCAATGTGACAGGCGCTCTCGATCAGGAAGGCGTTGCGCGTCAGATCGTGGATATTCTCAACAATAGCTTTTATCGCGGCACAATCGGAGCGGGCGGCTTGGTGTCAGCATGACGGCTTATACGCCCGAATGGAAGGTCTTAATTGAAGGCGTGGAATATCAAAATATTACGCTAACCAATCTGACAATTTCATCAGGTCGCACAAATATCTATGAGCAAGCTGTAGCGGGATATTGCAATTTGCAACTTATCAAGCTTGACAATACAACGACCACGCTTGACATCAATGACGGTCTGACCGTACAGATCAAGAATTCAACGGGCGCTTATGTCAATATTTTTGGCGGCTTTATTGCCGAATACGCCACCGAGATCACATCAGTGGGTACGGTAGGCGATGCTCAGACGATCAGCATCATTGCGCTTGGGGCTTTGGCTCGATTGCCACGATCCTTGACGCAAGGCGTACTTAGCACCGACTTTGATGGCGATCAGATATACACGATCCTGGAACAAGTCTTATTCGGTCAATGGAACGATGTGCCTTCAGCATTGACTTGGGCAAATTATGATCCCACCGAGACTTGGGCTAACGCACTAAATACAGGCTTGGGCGAGATAGATCGTCCAGGCGATTATGAGCTGGCAAATCGATCTGCCAGCACGACCGATATTTATTCACTTATTGCGGGGCTGGCGACATCGGGGCTTGGGTATATTTATGAGGACGCATCAGGTCGCATTGGTTATGCGGACTCGACCCATCGAGGCACTTATCTTGCAACTTATGGATATGTGGATTTATCAGCTAATACTGACGCTTTGGCGCGTGGCTTAAAGACGGCAGTGCGCGGCGGCGATGTCCGGAATTCAATAACAATTACATACAAAAATGGACAACAACACAGTGCTGAGGACGCAACATCAATCAGCACATACGGCAAATTGGCGCAAAACATATCGACATCACTTGAGCATGGTTATGATGCAACGAGTCAAGCTCAATTCTACTTGACGCTCAGAGCCTATCCACGCGCGATATTTGATTCGGTCAGCTTTAATTTGGCAAATGATTTGATCAGTAACAACGATCGGGATTCACTGATTAATGTGTTCATGGGAATGCCTGTCAATATTACGGGCTTACCCATCAATATGGGATCAAACTTTCAGGGCTTCGTTGAAGGCTGGACTTGGACGGCTGGCGTGAAGTCAGTAACGCTAAAACTCAATGTCTCACCCGTATCATTCTCGCTTCAGGCATTCCGATGGAATTCCGTGCCTGTCACCGAGTATTGGAACACCTTATCCCCTACACTGACATGGCTAGATGCCACAATTGTGGCATAAAGGAGAACAGATATGGCAACCACGACCACCAATTTTGGGTGGGATATTCCTCAATCGACTGATTTAGTCAAAGACGGTGCAACGGCAATTGCGGCGCTTGGACAAGACATTGATACCGCTTTGGTCGATCTTAAAGGCGGCACAACGGGGCAAATCCTGGCAAAGAATTCAAACACCGATCTTGATTACACCTGGATAAATAATGATCAGGGAGACATCACGGCTGTCACGGCTGGAACGGGTCTTACAGGTGGCGGCACGACAGGAGCAGTCACCGTCTCACTTGATTCACCTGTCGCGGCTACTTTAGGTGGAACAGCTCAAACAACTTACGCAACAGGCGATCTTTTGTATGCATCGGGAGCCAATACTTTAGCAAAAAGATCAATTGGAACAACGGGGCAAGTGCTGACGGTCAGTAGCGGTGTGCCGACTTGGGCTACACCTGCGGGCGGCGGTAAAGTTTTGCAAGTGGTTCAATCCCTTGACACGGGTTACATTGCAATCACATCAATTGACACTTTTGAAGATGCAAATCTCTCCGCAAGCATCACGCCTAGTTCTACAAATTCAAAAGTATTGATTATTATTTCACAACAAATCGGTTTCTATAACAACAACAATTCTGCCAACAATGCTTTTGCAAGATTAAGACGAAACACGACTACAATTTGGAACGCAAGCGCAACGGCAGGGTGGGTCGGACAACAAGATTTAGCAGGCGGCGGACCTAGACAAAATGTTTCAATAGTGTATTTAGACAGTCCTGCAACGACATCGTCTGTCACATATAAACCACAATATAAGCAAACAACAAACGCCAATGATAAAACGCTCTATATGCAAAACGGCAACGGTGGAGCATCAACAATCACTTTAATGGAGATAGGTGCCTAACATGGATTTAATACTCAAAACAAGAGCAATTCACAAGTTGCGTCCTGGTACTGAATGGATTTTAGATGAAAATACCGGTCTGACATTCAAGGATAAAAACATTGCAAAGCCGAGCGATGAAGAAATTGAACAGGCTATGTCCGAAATTGTCGCAGATGACGCAATCAAGGCTGAAGCAAAAGCAGAAGCGCAAGCAACCGCCAAAGCTAAACTCGCGGCTCTCGGTCTGAATGCTGACGAAATTGCCGCTCTAATTGGATAAAAAAAATATGACTATTTACACTCAAGGATCGGCGCAAAGGCTTTGCGAAATAGCATTAGCTGAAGTGGGCTATATCGAGACACCTGACAACATCACAAAATACGGTGAATTCACAAAAGCCAATGGGCTGGCTTGGTGTGGATCATTCGTCAATTGGTGCGCTCATGAAGCTGGCGTGAAATTGCCATCAATGGTCAGTACCGCGATGGGTGCGGCTCGAATGAAAGATGTGGGTCGCTGGCATACAGAGAATCCACAGCCAGGTGATCTTGTATTTTTTGACTTCCCGCATGATGGCGTGGATCGCATTAGTCATATTGGAATTGTTGTTAAAGTCCAGGACGGCGCAATCATTACTGTCGAGGGTAATACCGCACCTGCGGGTGGGAATCAAAGAAATGGCGGCATGGTCATGATCAAGACACGCTCGCTTGGGGCAGGCTCGCCCGTAGTCGGTTACTCGCGACCTAAGTATCAACCGTTGAAGCTTGAGTATCCTGAAGTCAAGGCAAGCGAGGAAGCCGCGAGCAAAGTCAAGAAGAAAGGCAAAAAAAAATGAATCAGGCAAAGGCACTTCTCGCGTCTTGGGCGCGTTCATTCCTTGCGGCTGGATTAGCCGTATATCTTGCTGGCGTAACCGAGCCGAAGGCGATTGCAATGGCAGGCGTAAGCGCCGTTGCACCCGTGATCTTGCGATGGCTAAATCCCAACGATTCCGCATTCGGACGCTCAAAGGGTTAATTGCAGGACTTCTTGCGCTAGGGGTATCAAGCTGTGGATATGACGGGTGGGTCAGATACCCCTGCCAAGAGTTCGAGAATTGGTACGCCAATGAATGCCAACCGCCACAATGCAAAGTCACGGGAGTCTGTGCTTCAGACTTGGTTGGCGACATCGTTGAACGCTCGAAGCCCTAAATATCAGCGCCGTCTAACACCTGAAGACATACACGCTCGACTGATCCTGATCATTGGATCAGTCCTGGCTTTTGTATTTTTAATCATCAGCTTTGGCATCACTTACGCATTGATATTTGTGACGCAACCTATTGGCGCACAAGCTCCTAATGATGCGGCATTCATTGATCTTCTCAAGACGCTGGCGATATTTTTGACAGGTGCGCTTGGC